TTTCGTGCTGATGCACCACCACCTGTTGAGGAGGAATAATGAATCCCTTTGAATATGCGAATGACTTGATGGTAAAGGAAGGTTATGATGAGGACATTGAGCAAAGAAAAGATTATAAAGAGTTTCTGATTAATCGCTCAATATCGTATCAACCAGATTTAATTCACATTGTTAATGAGATAAATAGATATCCTGATGTGGATAAGAAATTACATTATGATTTTCTTTATAATATTATATCCAAAAAGAAAAGACCAAGAAAGTTTTGGGTAAAGGGAAAGAAACTTGAAAACATAAAATTAATTAAGGAATTTTTCAAGTATAGTAATTCAAAAGCTGAAACAGTATTATCGATTCTTACTGATGGTGATATTGATTATATAAAGGATAAATTAGATAAAGGTGGTGTGTTTTGATATTATAAATATTATGTAGTTATTACATAAATTTATGATTTGAAAGGAACAGCCCAATGACAGATATTATTAAATGGACTATGGAAGATATGATTGAAGTGAGATTAAAAGAAGATGATGATTTTCTAAAGGTTAAAGAAACCCTCACACGAATTGGAATAGCTTCGCGAAGGGAAAAGAAGCTTTACCAATCTTGCCATATACTTCACAAACAAGGTAAATATTATATTGTGCATTTCAAAGAATTGTTTGCGCTTGATGGTAAGCCAACCAATCTTTCTGAAAATGATATAGAACGAAGAAATACCGTTGTGAATCTTTTGCACGAATGGGACTTGGTTGAAATTATATTTCCGGAGAAAGCACAACCAACGGTTTCAATTCGTCAAATGAAAATTCTACCGTTCGGAGAAAAATCTGAATGGGATTTACAAGCAAAATATTCCATAGGAAATGTTGGAATAAAGACCACTAATGAGTCTTATAGTGCCACTGAAATAAACGATGATATTTTTAAGTAAATGTGTTTTGATGGGCAGTTTATTTCTATCCGGTTGTGCTGGTATAGAATCATTTTTAATTGGTGTTACAGGTAATGTAACATCTCAATACATTATTAATAATGTAGATTTAAAGGAGTATGATCCCGTGAATGTAAAAATTGTAAAATTAACAAATGGTGAAGAACTAATAGGTGAGTTTAACGAAGAAACAAATACAATAACCAATCCGGTTGTTATGATTCCAGTGGATAAAGAAAAGATTGCTTTCCAGCCATGGATGCCTTACTCGGAAGATAAATCATTTACAATAAAAGATGAAAATATACAGACAACAGCTATTCCAAGTAAAACTATCGTAAATGAGTATAATAGAGCCTTTGGTAGTGGTATTGTAGTTCCCTAATAGTTCCTTGTTTTTTTGAATCTTTTTTGGTATAATATATATTATGAGTAAATTTTATACTTATGTAGCTAAAATTGGGAATAGAATTTATTCTCGTGAAATAGATAACAAGGGTAATTATTACTCTGGTTATACTAATTTTAAACCAACCCTGTATCTCCCATCACCAAAAGAAAAATCTGATTACAAGAGTTTAGATAATAAACCACTTGGGTCACATACTTTCGGTTCTATCAAAGACTGTCGAGAATTTGTTGATTCTTATGATGGTACTGTAAATTATTCTATTCTTGGTAATCGTAATTATGTTTCACAATACATAACAGAAACATATCCAAAAATTAAATGGGATACTTCAAAAATTACCATTTACAATATAGATATTGAAACATCTATTGATAATGGGTTCCCTGATATCCGTACAGCTAATTCAGAAATAACCTCTATCACGTGTTACAATAGTATAAATGACAAGTATTATGTTTTTGGGGCTGGTGATTACATACCTGATCAATCTGATAAAACTATAAATTATTTTAAAGCGGATGATGAACGTGAAATGATGAATATGTTTTTGAATTGGTGGAAAGAATCACCACCTGATATTGTTACAGGCTGGAATTGTAAATTTTTCGACATTCCATATATTGTAAATAGATTAGAAAAATTAGGACTTGAATCTAAACTTCTATCACCAATAAAGAATATATTTGAAAAGAATATAAAAATTGCTGGTAAAGAAAATCAAACGTATTCAATTACTGGTATTTCTGTTTTAGATTATCTTGATTTGTATAAAAAATATACTTATAAAATTAGAGAATCATATCGCTTAGATTATATTGGTAAAGTTGAGTTAGGTCTTAGTAAAGACCAAGATGAAATTCCAGGCTATGAGTTATACAAAACAGATTATCAGCAGTTTATTAATTATAATATCAGAGATGTTGAGATTGTAAAGAAACTTGACGAGAAAATGAAGCTGATGGATTTAGTAATTACTATGGCTTATGATTCTGGAATTAATTTTGAAGATGTCTTTTCGCCAGTTAAGACATGGGAGTCGATTATATATAGATTTCTTAAAGAAAAGAAAATAGCTATTCCAGTAAAATCTAATAATACCGAGACACGAACTATTGAAGGTGGTTATGTTAAAGATCCTCATATTGGTTTACATAAATGGGTAGTAAGTTTTGATCTTAATTCGCTCTATCCACATCTGATTCAACAATATAATATTAGTCCGGAAACTTTATATAAAGGTGTTGTTTGTGCTGATTCTAAAAATATTGGTGTCAGTGGATTATTAGAAGAAAAATTAGATACGGGTTATCTTAAAGAAAATAATATAACATTGACTCCTAATGGTGTTCATTTTAAAAATGATAAACAAGGTTTTCTTCCACAATTGATGGAAAAGATGTATAATGATAGGGTAGTATATAAGAAGAAAATGTTAAAAGAACAACAAAAAATAGAGAGTGGTGATTATAAAGATAAACAAAAAGTAATTAATAATATAGCAAAATATAATAATATTCAAATGTCAAAAAAAATATTATTAAATAGTGCTTACGGAGCTTGCGCAAACCAATATTTCCTTTATTATGATCCTGATTTAGCAGAAGCTATTACAATGTCAGGACAATTATCCATTAGATGGATTGAAAAACATATAAATATATATATTAATAATCTTTTAAAAACAAAGAATATTGATTATGTCATTGCGGCGGATACAGACAGCGTTTATATTACATTCGACAAATTGGTTACTGAAGTGTTTCCGGAAGGAGCGACAACTTCTAAGATTATCACCTTCTTGGATACGATTTGTAAAGATAAAATTCAATTACATATTAATCAAGGTTATAAAAATCTTCATTCGTATGTAAATGCTTATGAACAGAAAATGTTCATGGAACGTGAAGTAATTGCAGATAAAGGTATATGGACAGCCAAGAAAAGATACATTTTAAATGTTTATGATAACGAAGGTGTGACGTATAAAGAACCTAAGCTAAAGATAATGGGTATTGAAAGTGTAAGAAGTTCAACTCCGGAATGGTGTCGTGATAATTTGCAATCATTAATAAAAACAATTATCACAACGGATGAAAAAACAGTTGTAAAAAAAATCAATGACTATCGTGATATATTTAAAAAATTAAAGTTTATTGATATAGCATTTCCAAGATCAGTTCGTGGTCTTGATAAGTATAAATCTTCAAAAGATATTTATGTTAAATCTACACCAATTCATGTAAGAGGTGTTTTGCTTTATAATCATTTCTTAAAAAAACAAAATTTAACAAATAAATATCAATCAATTCGTGATGGGGATAAGGTTAAATTTGCATATCTTAAAGAGCCAAATAAGATTGGTGAGAATGTAATTGCAATTTCATCCGTTTTACCAAAAGAATTTAATTTAGAAAAATATATAGATTATGATACACAATTTGATAAATCATTTCTTCAGCCTGTTAAGAACATTTTAAATGCTATTGGTTGGAAGAGTGAACATACTGGAAGTTTAGAATTATTTTTTTGAGGAGGTAACTAATGGCAGTTAAAGATTTTATTAAACAATTAATCAAGGAGAGTGGAAATGATATGGCTTCGATTGTATCCTCTGGGATTATTGGGGATAGCAATACTTTTATTGGTACTGGATCATATTCATTAAATGCGTTACTGTCTGGTTCAATGTATGGCGGAGTACCTTCAAATAAAATAACTTGTTTTGCTGGTTCTGAAGCTGTTGGTAAGACATTTATTACCTTAAGTATTGCCAAACATTTTTTAGAACAAAATAAAGAAAATGCTGTTATGTATTTTGAAAGTGAAGGTGCATTAACACAAGATATAATTGCAGAAAGAGGTTTAGATACTGATAGAGTTGTAGTATTACCAGTAGCTACTGTAGAAGAGTTTAGAACTCAGTGTGTGAAAGTAATTGAAAATAGTAAACGAGTAAAAGGTCAGATAATGATTTTCCTTGATTCACTTGGTAATCTTTCTACAATGAAAGAAACAAGTGATGTTGCTTCTGGTAGTGATAAAAGAGATATGACACGAGCACCATTAATTCGGGGAACATTTCGTACACTTGCTTTAATGTTATCAAGACATGATATACCTTTGATACTGACCAACCACACATATGACTCAATTGGCAGTATGTTTCCTAAGAAAGAAATTTCTGGTGGTGGAGGAATTAAGTATGCGGCCTCAACTATTGTTACATTAGGGAAACGAAAAAACAAAGATGGAACAAATGTTATTGGTAATATCATCAAAGCTAAATTAGTTAAGGGTAGAATGACTAAAGAAGAATCGATTGTTGAAATGATGTTGGATTATCAAAAGGGTTTAGATAAGTATTACGGTTTAATTCCTATTGCAGAAAAATATGGTATCTTTAAAAAAGTATCGACTAGGTTTGAAACACCATCCGGAAAAGCATTTGAAAAAACTATTATCAATGATCCTGAGAAGTATTTTACAGAGGATGTAATGAAACAACTTGAAGAAGCAGTTTATAAAGAATTTAATTATGGTAGCAAAGGAGCCTTGAATGATAACAATGACAAGCAACGAGAAGACATTTAATGCGTGGATAACATATCAGGCAATTAATGCACACTTTACAAGAGATTATGATTATTTCAGGTATAATGGTAAATTGAATATGACTTATGATTCAATGGAAAGACAATTTAATAAGTATGAACATAATAGTAATTTCTCAGCCCAAAGACAAATTTTTGATAATCTTGGAAAATCATTTAAACATAAAGAGGATTTAATATTTTTTTATCTATCACAATTTACAAATGGTATAACATATCCATCTATGTTTGATAGTGATTTGTATGAGGAATATAAAGAACAAATGAATAATTTCCATTTTTATTTAAAACGTGATATTGAAGAAGTTATTAAATATATGCAGGAATATGATAAAACATTTGATGAATTGTTCGTAGCCGAAAAGGTTAATCATCCTCCAATCTTAAAACTTGGGTTATCGCGAACAATATCGGTAGAAACATTCACAACACTTGATATTATTTTGAATTTTCTTTCACAAATGGAAAAGAAATTAATTGATCCAGCATCAAAAGATTTTATTAAATTGGTGAGAAATTATAAACCATTCTTATCAATTGATATAGAAAAGGGGAAAAAAATAATAAAAGATACTTTAATGAAAGGGTGATATGAGGACAGAGAGTTTGATATTAGAGAATTTGATATATAATGATAATTATTCTAGTATTATTGGTATCTTTTTAAAACCAGAATATTTTAAAGATAATAATGAAAAGATAATTTTCACAGAAATACAAAAACATATTTCTGAATATAATAAACCACCTACAATAGAATCATTATCTGTAAAGCTATCAAATAGAAATGATTTGAATGAAACAACATTTAATAAATGTGAAGAGCTTTTAAAAACATATAAGAAAAAGACAGATGATGAAGAATGGTTAGTTCAAGAAACAGAGAAATGGGCAAAAGATCAAGCTGTATATAATGGTATAGTCGACAGTATTTCTATTTTAGAAGGCAAAGATACAAAATCATCTAAGGATGCAATTCCAGAAATTCTTACAGAAGCACTTGCTATTTCATTAGACCAAAGTGTGGGTCATAGTTATATGGAGGACGGTGATAATCGTTGGGAATTTTATCATAAGAAAGAATCAAAAATTCCATTTGATATGACAATGTTGGATAAGATTACTAATGGAGGAATATCACCAAAAACACTTACAGTATTACTTGGTGGAACTGGTGTTGGTAAAACATTAGTTAAAACACATTTGGCTTGTCAATATATGAAACAAGGATTAGATGTTTTATATATTACAATGGAAATGGCAGAAGAAAGAATAGCAGAAAGGATTGATGCTAACTTGATGGATATTGATATTGACCAGTTACATATAATTCCAAAAGATAGCTTTCAAAAGAAATTAAGTAAATTAAATATTGGTAGATTAGTTGTGAAAGAGTATCCAACAGCAGGAGCTCATGTTGGAAACTTTCGTGCATTGATCAGAGAATTAAAAATTAAAAAAGATTTTACACCACAAGTTATTATATTAGATTACTTGAATATTTGTGCGTCAAGTAGAGTCAAGTGGGCTGCAAACATGAACACTTACATTTATATTAAATCAATTGCTGAAGAAGTTCGTGGGTTGGCAGTTGAATGTAATGTTCCTATTATCACAAGTTCACAGTTAAATAGAGAGGGTTATGGTAGTAGTGATCCTGATTTAACTAATACGTCAGAATCGTTCGGACTTCCAGCCACTGCTGATCTGATGTTAGCAATTATGGCAAAAGACGGGGATCCAGGTAGTAAGAATCAAATACTATTTAAACAGTTGAAAAATCGTTATGCTGACTTGAGTATGAATAGTAAGTTCTTGGTCAATGTTATTAAAAAAAGAATGAAACTAGAAAATATTGAAGAAGATGAACAACCAGTATTAGCGAATGATGGAAGTAATAAGTTTTATGAGAAAAAGACTGAAGCCAATACATCAGCTAATCCATTTGTATTTAAAGTAAAGCCAGAACGCAGGAAAGTGGATAATTGGAACATATAAATATATAATAAAATGGAGGAAATATGCAAAATTTAACTATATCTAAAGGTTGGGGCGAAGGATTCAAGGAAAAGGATAAAGCCCCTATATTAAAAAAATTATGCGAACATCGTGCAAATACGATTACTTTAGACCATGAAGTAGGTATTGAATACTGTAATTTTTGTGGTGCATTGGGGCATTATAGTGTAGATAAAGACACGGTAGAGTGGAAATTACCTGAATTTTTAGTGAAACAAAATTATAATTGACTTTTGGAATCTTATAAATATATAGTGTTATGAATAATATAAAGCAAATGTTCAGGGATGTTGTTAAGAAAAAAGGTGAGGAAATCGGTGAAAATTCACTTCTAAACAGACAAACAAGCAAGGCTGATGATCATTATACAGTCTGTCCATTTAGGTCAATTGACATAGAAGAATGTCCATTGTGTAAAATAGAGGAATTGGGAGAGATATGAAAACATTTAAAACTTATTTAGTAGAAGCAGTTGATAAAGATATGGTCATTGAGCTTAAGTTATACATTGAGAATGATGCAGATTTGTATCGTCAACGTCTTGTTCCTATTGTCAAGAATATCCAGAAGAAAATGAAGTCTGGAAAGTATGACCATAAGAAAGCACCTAAACTTTGGAAGTATCTTGTAGATGATGGTGCAAAGAAATATGCAAAGGAATTTCCTGGCGTTAAGTTTAACAAACAGGAAAAGGAAGCAGTTGCACAGGAATTTGCTGATGAATACAAAGATGAAATCGAAGCACAAGACGGAGCAATGTTCTAATGAAAACTTATAAAGATTTTTTAATAGAGAAAAAAGTTACTGAAAAAGATATAGTAAAGGCAATAAAAAAAGATAGAAGTCGCCAGCCAGGTGTACTTTTATTGATTAATTATAGGGGTCGAGAAATGCACGTTGCCGTTGATTTGGACACGATTAAAAATAAGGATGGTAATTCATATTTTGGAACAGACGAAGATGGTAACGAAATTGAATTTGAAATCGATGATGTTTCAAGGATAGAATAATGAAAACATTTAAAACTTTTTTGAAAGTAGAAAGATTAGCTCCGTTATTAAGTGAAGCTTTATCAAACCCAACTTTAAATACGCCTGCTAGTGCCGGTCCAAATAGTGGTTTGCAACGCTATGAAATTTTTGCTAATAAGGTATGGGGTAAAGGAGATATTACATCACATATAAAAAATGATGCTGGTACTGTTGTTATTAAAAAAGTAGAGATGGGTGGCAAGATATACTCTGCTTCTAATCCAAGAGATAAAGCAAAGTTTATCAAAGATTATATGGAGACAGATGGTTCTGGATTTAAAATTATTGATCCAGCAATGAAAATATCCGACTTAGCTAAAACGCCAGAATATGGTGGTAAAGGTGGTGGACAATCAATATCAGAAAGTACACAAGAATTAATGGTATGTTGTCTTGTTTTAAATGGATATACATATGATGGAACTGATATTGATGCTGACCAAGCATCAGAAATTATTGAAGCTGCAAAAGGTGAATGGAGTAAAATTGTTGGTGCAACAGGAAAAGAAAAATTACTAGATCAGTTTACTGAAAACTGGTATGACCTTGCAACATCCGTATCATCTTGTAATGCTATTTTAGATATTACTGGAACTGCGGATAAAGTATTTTGGACAGGACAATCATGGGATAAAGAAATTAAACCTTACAATCCTGATGTTGAAGGAATTAAAGATTACAATTCATCTGATATGGTTGTCAAGGGTGGAGATGGTATTTACTACGGTTTCTCATTAAAGAAAAAACCATCTTCTAAAGCGGATGATCCAACATTAATTAATAAACCAATTACAGGTGAAAAATCAGAATTAAAAAGTATTCTTAGTACTAAAGGTTTAAAGAATATTGAAGATGCTAAAGTTAAATTTTTTGATAGAATCATAAAAGATTACACAAAGTTTAACAGTGGTGATAAAAAATTAATTAAAAAAGGTATTAATAAATTATCTCCAAAACAGAAAGGTGCTTTAATCCGAAAAGTTAATAACGATTGGATTAATGATAGACTTAGAGGTAAAGGTCCAACTAAAAATATATTTTGGAAAACCTTTGACGAAGAATTACAAAAAGCTAAGAAAACATTTTGTCAAAAGTTTATTAAGCTTCTTT